GCACAGATAGTTCGGCCTGCCCCAGCATAAAGGGAGTTTCCTTGGGGTCCATCCGAGCAATTTGTCCATAACCTGAAATTACCTGATCTTGTAAGGCATTGTTTTGATCTTTTCTTTTAACAATCTCTTTGGCGTAAATTTCTTTTGCTGAATCGTTCAGTGTGTCGCCGATTCTTGCCAAAAATCCTCTGCGCGTTTCTGGATCTGTAATTGATTGGGCAATTTCATTAACTCGTGGCTGCATTCGTTCGTAAAAAGCTTTTGCCTGGCCGAAACCTGTTTGGTCGCCCTCAATGGGTGCGGCCTGTTCCGAAACGGCAGTTTCCTCTAGGATTGCTTTTCTGGCCTCTTGCTGCGCTATTTGCTCTGTCAGGATATCTCTTTTTTGTTTTTCTTTTTGGGCAGCCGAATCAAGAGCATCGCCAAGGGCAAACATGGCCTCACCTGCGCGAGCAATGGTGTTACCTGCAAGTCTATTTTCCTCTGGCGCTGCAATTGGTACGGGAGAGCCAGCGTTTAGAATTTGTCCTTCATTTATACCGGGAATTACTGGCATGTGACTTAGCCCCCTCTAAATAGCGCTGGTGATGTTCCGTTGTCTGTGGCCTTGGCCGCATTTCCTAAAAGTGTTCCTGTTGCCTGGGTGAAATTGTAACCGAAGTCGCTTAATTGCTTTCCTTGCGCTTCAGACTGCCTAGATCTTGCAATCGCCAGAGAATAATCAAGTTCACCTTTTCTTTTAATGGCTGCGAGTTCTTCTACTTTACTGGCAAGAGTGTCCGCCAAGGTTGCAGCCGCACTTCCAGAAATATCTACTCCGCCCTTTGCATATGCTGAAATTTGAGCACCTTTTCTGAATTCATATTCTCTACTTGCAATAGAGGCTTCACGAAATTGGGCGGCACGGGCAAAGTCTGCTTGAGCTTTGTAAAACTCCGCGTTGGCAAATTCCTGCTGGGACTGCGCCATGTTGGCCTGGTATTGGCCATAGACTTGGAGAGCCGTTCCTGCGGCCATTAATGCAAATGGAATCGCCACTAGAAAATCCTCCCCATCATCACGTAGTCTTCACCGAGCGGACCGTATTTTTTAAGAATTCCTTCTGGCTCGAACCCCAGAAATAAGGCAAAATCAAATGCCTCTTTCACGGGCCGGGGTACAACAATTTGTACTCTTACCAGTTTATGTGCTTCACAATAGGATTCAAGTAAATCTTTGACGGCACGTGCAAATGCAACGGGTTTTTGCGCAACATCCGGCGAAATGATCGCCCAGAATTCACCGACTTTGGCATAGATGGGCGTAAGGCCAACAATAGCCAAAATTTTACCGTCAATGCTTAAAGTTCTAGCTGGCCAATGCGTAATTGCATTTCTTAAAACATCCCGCCACTGTGGATCATCTTTATAAAAGTGCTTAGGCTCGATTACATCGGCATCGGCTGATTCTGCGTGGGTTATCTTAATCATAGGTCACACCACGACTGATAACCGCAAGGACATTGCAAGGCCATGGTGTATCTTGCACAATTTGTACTTGCGCTTCCACGGAGTAGTTAGATTCCAATTTCAATTTTTTGTAACCACTAAAAAGAACCGGAGGATCGTCCATGGCCACAGACGGATCTTTAAAATCAATCGCCGTCATTGCTGAGTCTTTAGTTCCGTACTTAGCCCCGCGAGAATTCCAGAATTTTATTGTAACTTCATCAATGCGTTTTAAAAACCCTTGAGGGGTTCCAGGAACCTGCTGGCCTAATTCTACGGGCATAGGTTTTAATTTGGATTCATACGGAAGGCCCGCACGGATAGTCGTGTATTGAGACCAGTCAACAGTTGTAGGAAGTTCCCCGGTCGTTGTGACTTCAAACTCCCCGAGATATTCCCCGTCAGCGACCACCGCCACGGTTTCGCCTTTTAAATGATCCAAACTATAGATGCGGTTTAAAACGGAAGCATCCCATGTTCTATAGTCATTACCATTCATCGCATCTGCGTAGAAAAAATCACTGGCTGTTGGAAGTACGTTGGATGTTTCTTTTGGAGCATCCATGTACTCGATGTACGCCACGTTTACCCCGTTAACTCTTCTTTGCACGATCATGTAGATTCTATCTAACTCAGAAGTTGTCTGAATAACTCCGATAGATTTTACAAGTGGGTAATCTTTAAGTTCAGATGATCCGCCAAGCTCAATAGAAGACCAAGCATTGATCTGATAATCGCGATCAAGCGTTAATGAAAGCAATCTTCCATTTTGTGTCTTTGCAAAAATATATGAAGATAGTTGAGAAAATCCCTGTATCTCTACGATTGGATCAATCTCAGGAACAGTCGGATCAACGGTTAAATGGTCGGAAACAAAAGAAAGATCTGTTGATTTATATTGATCCTCGTTAAAACTAAAAATGACGTCCCGAAGTTTTCTGCCACCTTTTTCGACAAACACAGAGTAATTATTTGCTCTAGAAGGCATGGGAGAATTAGCCCCAAAAGAAGTAGATGACTCGAATGTCACATCATTTGGCCCCATCGCTCCCTGTGTACCATACCCCACAATCTCTGACCTATCCGTATGGATCAGCAATGTTTTAGCAGAAGAAAGAGCCCTAATCGTACTTGCCTCTTTCGAGTTTGGCGTAAGTGTGAACGGTCTTGAGTTATCTGACGTGTACGACGAGAAAAAACTATCTTGCTCGAAAGGTCTTTCCATAAAGTCAAACACATTGGAAATTCGTGATCCCCAGATTGTATCCGGATAAGATGTTGACCCACCAAAAATAAGACGGCCTTGAAAAGCTGTTACCGTTCTTGGCCAACCCCTATAATCACTCCAAGCAGATTCTTCCCAACTAGTTCCAGAGGTTGATCCTACAGCGGATGTTGTCACAGTCGATAAAACTGTGGCTGTCACAGTCGTTGAATTAGTAAACGCAGTGACCCGCACAACACCTGTTGATCCGCCAGCGGATAGTTTAAAAAATGCCCCAACATGCCCTGAGTTAAAAAAAGCCGCTGAGGCTGTAAGAGTAATACTTCCGGTTGCAGCAGAGGCTGTTAACGTGACACTAGAATCATTTGCCTGCACCTCTAGGTAAGGAACAGACTTCCAGTTTTCGCTAGAGAGATATTCCCGCAAAAGTTTCATCTGATATCCAGCGCCAGGGTAGATGACTCGGGGGGCATAACCTGCCCCTGTAGATCCTTGTGCTAGAAAAATAATATCGCCAACTTGGCAGTATTTTATATTTGAAGCGCTATCTGTGTAATCTGCCCCCGAACTAACTGTAAGGGTCAAGGCTCCGGCATCTGGCACGGTACTTCCCAGCAAAAACCAAGTCGTTGAGGGTACACCATCAAATGCGAAAATAACATTGTACGTTCCAGATGAAGACAGCGCTTGAGGAATAATTTTGGATTTAACTATTGTGTTGCTAACCGCTGTCTGAAGATCTGTATATTGATCTGCCGGGAGATTTACAAAACGAGTCGGAGGTCTTCTGAAAGCCCCTCCTTGTACTTGTGGAAGAAAATTTTTCATTATCTCGCAAGCATTTGCATATTGCTGGGCATCCGTACGCCCGCGCATTTTTGGAGACCACTCACCGGCTGAGAAATTATTAATTATCTGATTAAACTTCATGTGGCCCCCTAGTATCGAGAATTAAGCCACTGTCTGGCGTAGACCTGTCTTGTCCCGCCCTCTTGTCCATCGAAACTTCGAGCTTCTCTGATCTTTGCTTTGTACTCATCCAAAAGAGCCGCTTTTAGCGTAGTGCTTTGAGTGATTGCATAACAAACATCAGATGCCAATTTTATGGCTAAAACTTCCGCAAAATTCGCATCAAATAAATTAGGATCTGTGACTTTTTTCACGTACTTTATTGACATTGGAGCAACATCGGAACGGATTTTATCACCCTCTTTTTGCCACTCTTCCCCTTCGTTTCCTGTGTCAGTCTCAAGAATTCTCAGGCAATCTGCGGGCACCTGATATTCATACGTAAAACCAAAAGCGGGAGTCGTAGTAAGAGCGGCCAGTGTAACGCGTTCGATTGCAAAATTCCATGGGTGGGAACGTAGGAGGTCATCTCGGACCTTTTCGTATTGCTCCTTGAGAATTCTGGCTTCCCGCGTATCGTCGTTGAGGCTGAGAATTCTCTCAGCCCCAAGTTTCATCAACGCAGAATTAGCGATTGCTGTTTCACTGGTCGCCATATTGGATTACACGGTCACGTAGGAAATGTAACCTTTTACAGATCCACTTGTGGCATCCCAAGCGGTTGTCGCTTCCAGGATGACATTTACGTTATCCAACAACTCTTTCAAGAAACCAGCGTTTGCTCCGCCACCAGCCATCTGCTCTTTCATAGAGACAGAATCTGCTGCTGTGTGAACATCCACTGACACCAGGAAAGAATCTGCATCGGCAGTTTCTAGTGAGTCATCGCCAGCGTCGATTCCGACGTTAACGGTGCCAGCACCACCCAAGTCATTAAATTGCAAAAGGGCATCAACAACGCGCGCACCTTTTGGCAATTTACCCAAGTAAAACTTGTCGCCATTTGATGGCGCTGAACTTGGAACGGTGAAATCAAAATACAAAAGTTTGACATCACCTGAAACGTCGCCTGGTTTGATCTTTGTTGACGGTTTGTCAACATAAGCTTGTTGGTATTGATTGCTGTAATAATTAGCCATCTTTTACCTCCTTAGCTTTCTTTCGCAATGATTTGAATAACTTTTTCTTCTTCCATGCGAGTAGCGCCGATTGACATGCAAGCGTACGCTTGGGTCGCATAGGACTTGTCGTTACGTTCGTCAATGCGAGATTTGACGTCCATTCCGATAGCCAAAAGAAGTCCCATTTTGCTAAATGCAAAACAAGAGCGTCCTGTCACTGAGGCAGAACCTGAACCAATCGCGCCGGTTGTTTCGTCCGCAGTTGTTGTGGAAACTTGAGACAAACGCTCTGAGCGAATGAATTCAAATCCCATAAAACTGTTAACTTCACCCTGCACCAAGGCTTTGACAGTGTTATAGTCAGAATTTGTGACCTCAGTTTGTCCGAGCAACGACTCGATTTGGAGTGCAGAGCAAACCAAATAGCGAGGTTCTGCTGGATCAACTTCTGCTTGGTCCAAAACGCGTTTCACTGCTCGAAGCGTTTTCACGTTCAAGTTAGAAGCGCTGGTACCATCGGTAGAGATCATTTTCTGCGCATTTGGCAAGGCCACAGTTGTGGTACCTTTTTGACCAGAATACGCATTGCCAATGGCAGCGGCGATGAGTTCATCGTCCATTGAGCGGCCAAGCGCCCACATAGCAGCCATGACATACTCAGAAGACGGATCGTTCAACATACGGACTTTGTCCTGTTGGTCGATCAAATCTGCCCATTCATAGTCTTCCAGGGTAACCATTCGACGTGAATGAGGAGTGTCGAGTTGCGGGGTTGAACTATGGCGGCCAGCTTTCTTAACCGCAGCGACTTTGCCGATACGATCGTAAAATGCTGATTCACCAGTTTGACTTTCTACTCGTACAGCGCCACGGAGACGTGATCCCTTTTGTTGTGACAAATGGAACACGTTCGCACCGAACTGCTGTACAAATGCTTCAGTAATCTGTTGAGACATTTGTGAACCTCCTTAAAGGTTATTGTTCGTTGTTTCGTGTTTGGGTTGGGATTGTCTTCAAAATGAAGATCCGCGTCTCCAGTCATGGCCCCAGAGTAAGCATGAAGAGATCCACAAAGGGATTGTCTCTGCTTCCAGTGTGAAAGCAGAGACTCAGTTCGTCAACCAGATTTCTTTGGGTTGGCCATCTCGAAAAAGTTTTTAACTTCGGCCACTGCCGCTGCATGGTTAGGATGCTGTGCGTCGTGGTACGGGTGGGAGAAGTCGGCAAGAATTTTGTTCGCTGCCACAAGCGCATCTTTTGGAGATAGTGTTCCGGCCATGCCTTGAGCACCACCAATGGCTTGGTCTTCTTTCATGTACTTCTGAGCAACACTTGATAAAAGTTTGATCAGACGTACGTCATTTCCTAGACCAGACTCATCTAGATATTTAACCATTTCAGGGTCTGCATTTTCACGAATGACTTGTCCTGCATAACGCAAATTTTTATCAAACGCAGCACCCCACTCATTTTTCAAAGCAGCGATATCTGCTTCGTGTTGTGCCTTTTGTTCGTTGGCAATATCTGTTTCAGCTTTCGCATTCACCTCAGAAAACCAATCGGCAAGTTTCTGTGCTTGTTGCGGCAGTACTCCAGCTTTGTGGGCAGCCACGCGAAAACTATCTGTGAATTCTTGGTCAATCGAAGCGCTTTCCGCGAGTTTTATTTCGTAATCCTTGATATCTTTTGGCAAACCCAGGCGTTCATACACGCCTTGCCAATCTTGCTCGGTTGCATGCTTTCCAGGGATCACAATTTTGTCAGCGCCCACAGTTTTTTGAGCATGGATGTAGGACTTTACTAATGCCGGGATGTCGTTGAACATTTGGATCGACGGATCAGTTTGTAACTCAGTAGGAAGCGCGGATCTCCAATTTGCGGCCTGGTTCCCTTGGGCACCGCCACCACCATTAGCAGCACCAGCATCCCCTCCTCCTTGATTTGCTTGAGACTGATTATTTTGCTGCCCTTGGGAAGCGTTATTCCCGCCCCCTGCATTGTTACCAGTGAGTAACGATCCACCTCCGCCGCCTCCTGCGCCCTCAGTTGCTGCGTCCATCAATAGACTCCAGCGATTAAAGATCTTGTTCATGTGATTTTACCCTTTCTTGGATGGCTTTTACATCCATTTTTAAAATACTCAAAATTCTCAAGACCACATTGCGCTCACCTTCGCGCAAAACGGCCTTTGTAAAGTCCCCATCAAAAATGGTCGAGCGATTGATGAAATGTGTTGACATCAAATCCTCAAGAACTGCTTGGCCATCGTCTGAATTAAAAAAAGCCTGATAATGAGAAATCTTTGCCACAGATTTCTTGGCTATCTTCACCGATTTTTCATCCATTTTTATCCGCCTGTTCCTTGTTGCTGCATCGCCTGTACTTGACCCATAGCCTGAGTCACTTTTGGCGCAGCATCTGCTTGTTGCTTAGCTTGTTCCGCTTGAAGTGCTTGCTGTTGTGCCTGGGCTCGGGCATCGCGCTTAGCTTGTACATCCTTAGTTTTACGTACAATCTCCTGCGGAAGTCCAAAGACTTCTGCAATAACGCGAAAAGCCTTATCCCCGTCGATATTATCGAGCACAGTTTGATCTGCATTTGCAAAAGGAGTTAGGGCTTCCATGGCCCGCAAAAGATTCTGACCCTCCGCCAGTCTTTGTGACTTGGCGATTAATGAAGAGTATTTAACATCAATCGCTTTTCCTGAAAGAACCGCTGGAATTTGCTTCGGATCAATTTTACCAGATCTCAGCATGATGCCGAATACTCGATCAATCAACGGACGAAGAAATTCTGCCTGCATACGTCCAAGCATCGGGCCAAGTAGGCGCATTTTTTCCTCGGTTCGCTGCATGACCTCTGTGGCAGTCATTTGTGGGCCTGTGTTTAGTTGAAGTTGATCAATATAGTATGCCTCACGAATTCTTTTTTCGTGGTCCTTCATCACATCAAACCCAAAATCAATCCTGGAATCATTGAAAACTGGCTTAATAGTATCGTTTGTTCCTGAACGATAGTAATTAAGACCGCCAGGTTCCGTGATAATGGGTAAAATAAAGCCATCATCTGGGAGTTGCAGTGGTGGATCGACAACTTTTTGAGCACCAATAATGGTAGTCTCCAGCATTTTATTTAAAGTCTTGATCTCCGGAAGTGCATTCATCCCAGGGGATCTGCCATAAACCTCTCCGGCGGCTTTACTCCACCTTGGAACTACATAGGGAAATTCTCTAAAACCTTTCTCACGAAGTTCCAGATCGTGCGCTGGTAAGACGTACTGAGAAATGTACGTGAACACATTCTTAGCGTTTGGATCAATCATGGTTCGGGGATAAACAGCATGGATCACACAAAATTTTTGATTGTCCCCTTTTTTAAATGAATCTGCAACTTTCGCCCCAACAGCATCAATACCAAATTCCTGCACAAGCTTGGCTGCATCCCATTCCCACTCACGATAAACTTGATCAACAACTCCTTGATTGTTTTCATCAATGTACATCTCAGCAATAAACCTAGTCGAAAATCGAACGACATCCTTAATATTTTCCTCGATGTACATAGGACTTGTGCCGAAACAGCATTCATCCATATACAGTTCATGGATTTCTGTTTGAAAGTTGGAATTATTTAGAACATTGTGCATACTCTTTGTAGTTTCCTGAAGCCACATTCTGACATCGTCATCGCGATCAAGTTCGGTATCGCCAGTTGTGAGTTCAAACCACATCGCATTTGGGTTGGTTAAAAGTCCGTGAAGTGCCCCGGACAACAATTCATTGGATTGAATCCCAATGGAAGTTAACACATTAACGGACCGTTTTTGGCCCGGAGACTTTTTGTTGGTCACTGTGTTTTTTCTCGGCAAAATATAATCTGCCAGTTCTTGCCAGTGGCTATCCCAAGTCGAGCGATCAGATTTTAGCTTCTCAACTTTTTCTTTGATTTGTTTAACGGTCATTTTCTTAGCGGCTGCTGCCATGGTTATCTCCCCATGCTATTAACGGCTGTAGTCAAAAGTGTGTTCGTGTTGCTAGCACTCGGAGTAAATCCGCTCGTCAAAAGAGTTTGCGCTCTACCGGGCTGTCTTGCACGAAGTTTTATTTCTTCATTTAGGCGATCTGTGATTTTTTGTTTTCTATCGGCCTCTGCGGCAGCGGCTGCGTCTGCCGCGTCTTGGGCTGCCTGGTTCGCAGCGGCTTGTGCTTCTTTAGTCAGCGCTGTCTCACCTTTTACGGGCATTCCAGCGCCTGCTTGCAGTTGTCCTCCCGGAGTTAAATTATATCCCCCAGTTGCGATATTCGTAGCACCACGTTCAATCTGGCCTTGAGAAATTTGTTCTGCACCTGTGCGAATATCCTGCACCGCATTTTGCCCTGTCTCTTTTATGCGATCAACCGCACCTTTTGGACTTCCCATTGTTACCTCCCAAAAATATCGTAAGTGCTTTGTGACCTACGCGGATACTTCTTTTTAGCTTCTTCGCTAGGGGACCTTTCATCAAGTCCTGTAGCGAAAGTTCTAAAAGCGTCAGCCCCGTGCGATGCCCAATTGTGCAACGGACGTTGCTGATAAATTTTATTTTTTGAATCCCATTTTCTCTCATACGACTTCAACGCTTTAATCCCACGATCACATTTGACGCGATCAAACCAGCATCTAGGAAGCGCCATACGTACCGCATTGATACCATCCTCTATCTCCTGCTTTGGTACAACGATAACGTTTTTTATCCCAAGTGTTGCCAGTGTTTCCACGCGAGTTTTTCCAGTGCCTAATTCCCGAACATTGGCATCGTGTGGAAGGTAGTGTTTTCCATAGTTGTACTTTGATCTTTCTGGCTTATTCAGTTCTTTTACGTAGTAATCCAGACCTTCCCCAGACATTTCCACATAATCAATCCAGTGAAGTTCTTTTCCTACCTGCTGCCCAAACCAAATCACCGTGGTATCATCGACCCCCAAATCCCAAAAAGTATTGACAACAGTAGAAGGATCGTGAGGAACCTGAGTGATGCGGTTTTGAAGTTCTGCTTCCTCCATGTATTTTCCATAGTACGCTCCGACAAGGGCCGCCGAAAAACTACATTCATATTCCTGCGCGTATTCCTCCGGGGACATAATTGCTTTAGCTGCCTCCAACTCGTCCGGCGCAATAACGCCAGTTTCAGAGGCTTTGTACATTGCAGAATACCAATCACTTGGTTTTTCAATTCCTTTATCTGGATCACCATAGGTTGCAAAATTGTAGAGTTCATAAAAGCCATTTTGGCCTTTAGGCGTTCCAATAAATATGGCCCAGCCAAGTCTATCACTAAGAGCAGGACGCACAACTTGGCTCCAAATAATCGGGTCCATCTCGGCAAACTCATCAAGAATAACACCATCAAGGTAAATCCCACGTATAGAACCAGGATTTTCAGCACCAAGTAGCATAAACCGAATGCGATCTCCGCGATCTGGACGAGGAATGTCCACACGTAACTCCGCCTCATTAATCACCATCCCTGGTATGTTTTTAGTGATATCTTTTAGCATATCCCAGGCAACCCTCTTTGCTTGCCCGTACGTGGGCGCAATGTACGCATACTGGGGGTTTTTCTTTTCATTTCTTAAGCCCTGGTCAACCATCTCATTATTTGAAAATACTGTTTTTCCAAAACGTCTGTGGCAAACGACTACATTGAATCGCTTCAGCGAACTATGAAGTATTTGCTGCAAGGTTCGGGGTACATAGCCAGTATTAATAACCTGTACCTTTTTGCTAGACATTAATGGCTCCTACTTTTCTCATACCACTTACCACTTAAATGTACGAGCGTGAGTACGTATCCAAGCGCCATGGTGAATGACCCATTTAAGACTGTGTTTGTAGCACTAACGACAGTTACTGTGTTCGTATCATCCGTGCCAATTAAAATAAGTTCATCCCCATTTAGAGCTGTGGTCACCGCGATATCCGCAGCGGTTACAGCAGCGGCATTACCCACCAATGGGAGTAACTGCTTTCTAGAATCCACAGGGGTGATTGTCCCGGAACTTGATATTGTCGCAGTGCTGTTTACATAGCTATGTCCAATTGGTTCAAAAAGTGTACCGTTATAGAATTCCGGATGCTTTACTGTGGAATTATAAAGCATCATCCCAGTGCCGGGGCTCGCAATCGCATTTCTCTGCGTTGTCGTCATCACAGGCATTGGCACTGAAAAAGCCGCAGTACTTACAATTTCAAAAATAGTGCTCGTTGTAAGAGCCCCAGTTGTTCCTACACGCACACCTGCGCCAAATGATTTTGTTCCGCCAAAATTCTGTTGTGCTGTAGAGACGCCACCAGGGTTTGTGGCATCGGCAGGTTGCATATTAAGTGCCTGAGTACTAAGGGATAGTCCGTTTGCATTTGGGGTTGATCCAAAAGCTGTGAGTGTGACTGCTACGTGGCTAACAGCTTCTAATGCTGTAAGTCTCGTGTCTGCTTCACTTGCCACTTCAGCGATGGCTGCTTGTACGTCCGTGGATGAAACTGTGCCTCCAGCGATATAACTAATGGCACTCGCATCGTGGGCATCGGTAGTATCCGCCAAGTGGGCGGATAGTCCTGCGATGACCGCGGTTAACGATGCGTGGTCCGTGGCAGACAAGTATCCGTCCACCGAATCTGTAGCAACAGGTATGGAAAAATCCCCTGTGGCACTGTTATAGCTTAACGGCGCACTGGCAGATAAAATCCCCCTAATCGAAGCGTACGTGATTTGCGCCCGGATACCGTTTGCTTGGGCGTTCAGGTCCACTTTTAAATTGTTCGCGGCTGCCGCATCGGGGGATAAAAGAACAACTCCCGATAAGTTATTGGCAGCCAGGGTTAAATCTATCGTGGAAGTATCTGAGATAGAAATCGGCACACTTCCAGCGCCAATGATTAACCAGGAACTACTAGTTCCGTCGTACTCATAGAGTACGTCTGTATCTAACTGGATTACTATAAGGCCATCTGTAGCAGGAAGTGCGAGCCTTGCTGTAGCATCGGCAACTTTTTTAATGCCCCCGCCACCTCCGCCGCCCCCACCGAGAAGTTTGATTCCAATTCCCATGGGTTCCTCCTACGAGTTATACTTTTTGTCGATTTGTTTAGTGTATGCGATGTTGACTTTGTCTCCGGAATTTGCTGCATCCACGTACACATCCGCCAAATCAAATACAATTTTATCTTCATCCGCCATGGTGTCTTCAGCATCTAGCTGAATCGCCGGAGTGCCTGCGTTTAGCACCAGACATTTTGTGGCAGTGACGTCACTTTCTCCTATGTACACATCGCCTGTGTTATTTGGGTCCCACTGAATCACCGCCTGTGTCACTTCCAGCGAAGTCGCACTAAGCGGAACAGGTGTGCCCGCCGCCGCCACCGGCACCTGCGCAAGCGCTTTTAATCCTAATTTAATCTTGGCCATTTTCTTGCTCCTCCAAATATGCTGTGACTAATCTGTCACCGCCGTAATCGCCAGCAAACCAGAAGTCTGATAGGTACACGCCAAGATGCCTGTCTGAATCAAGATCAATCACGTGCTTTTCCCCCGGACGCAAAAGAATTCCTTCCTTCGCCACCACCACTTGCTCACTATCGCCTAGCCAAATATTTCCTCTATTTAGCATCGGCGCTTGGAATAATAGGTACTTCGACTGTAATTTTTTGTCCTTCGTCACCTGCGCTGGCGCTAGCTGCGCTCCCGGAACCGTGGGGCAAGGCTGTAGTAACTTTTGCTTGACTCTGATTCTCTCCGACATCTGTAACCTCTCTTAAATGTTCTCTGTTAATTCCCGTGTTTACAACTAATTGTATCACTCCAACGCCCGCCGCCTCGACCTTGGCCTTTGGAGAATACTTGCTCTGATCGTCCACCCCAGCGGCCCACTTATACGCTTCATGCTTTAACTTCTGCGCAAGCGCGCTATCTTCATCCGCAGCGAGAGCCTCTTGTAGTGCCAAGTCTCGCATGGCCTCTGCCCGATCCCTTCGCGCTTCCTCCAGTAGTTGGACAAATTCGGGGTGCTCTTTCTTCCACCGACAAAAAACATGGTAGGGCGGAAAACCTTCTTTGCTACAAATTTTTGTAATCGGTTCACCCTCAGCCACCAGTTGGCAGATAAGATCTGCGGTCATCGCAGAATATGGCCACGCCTTTGTATGAACCACGGACCCCGGATCAATACCCCTTTCTAGCAGCACCTTTTCCCCAGAGGGGAGGATGTGCTCGACAAGGGCTTGGCGGCCACCGCCAAGTAGGTCTACTCCGACTGAGCGCTGCACGGCAAGTACGGCTCCCGTACGCATGTCGATGACTTCGATGAGCCCGGTTCGGGGATTTCTTGCGCAGTATGTGGGATTTTGGGCCATGGTTCGAGGGTGTCTGACATGGTGCCAGATGGCAAGACGCGGGGGCTTTATGCAAACGATGGGCTTAGTGCAATGCGTCATCATGGGGATTTTTAATCCCGGTGGGCTCCGGCACCTAAGACAAACGCGGTACGCTCCTTCCTTGGGGGTATGGGTGCCCTCGAAAAAACGCGCGAAGGCCGAGGCCCGGGGACCTCGGTTCGCGGCCCTCTGCCCTTTGCCTACATGGTTCAAATCCAGGGTACCGCGGGCCTGGGTTCGCGGTCGATCGTTCAATGGCGAGGCGATTAGAGCGTCGAAATTTTCAAGTGAAACATTTATAGACGCTTGTGCAAGAGTTACACGGCCCAAGGGCCGCGCAACAAATATAAACGCCGCCGAGCCTGGCACCGGCTTTGTATAGCGAATGTGAAACGACGAGCCTCGGTCCGGGGTTCGGGAAACGGAAGCAATGGACTTACTGGCAATCATCTGCCTTGGCCAAATAGCCTTGGCACTAACACTAGGAGTACTGAATGAGTAAATGGATAGCAATATGGTGTTTAATCTCAGGATTAGCCCAGCCGCGCGCCTACGCCGCGCAACCAGACACCGAACCAGCAAAGAAAGAGTTTTTGATTCGCGGGAAACCAGCCACAAAACTGGAAGCTTTGCAATCTTTAATTCGCGAGCCGGGGGTCGAGGTCACGAGATGCCAAAGGGTGGAGCTTAGCGACAAAGCGACTATTCGCGTCGTGAAATCTGTCAAGAAGTGACACGTTTCGGGGGCCAATTACTGAATTACTGAATTACTGAAAAATGGCCCCCAAACTTTTATATATTTTTTCCCTATTTTTATATGCTGAGCACCGCGTAAACCAGGTTATATAAATTTATTACTTTAAAAGAAATATTTCAGTTATTTTAGTTACTAAAAGCTAAGTACTAGAAACGAAACGACAAAATGAGTAACTGAAAAGTTACCAAAGAAACTGGAGTAACTGAAAATTATTAAGAAAGTGTTTAGACGCAATTATGTAGACTCGAGGCGAAATCTTAATAAACCAAGATTTCAGTTACCTTGATATATTCCAGTTACCAAAAAAGGAGAAAAACCATGCCTCATAAACAGGCAGGCTACCAAGCTGGAAGCACTGCAACGATAAATTTGGCAATATTACACGGGACATTAATCTGCCAATTTCATTTTCCAATTAACACCCTGCAACTTAACAATGGCGGCTGGGTAACACGAAGCACTGCAAAGGCAATGAACGGTTTTCTTGGCGACAACGGCCTTTCACATTTGAAAGTACGCATTTTTAAAGGTGAGATGCTCATGGAAAATTTACGCTTAAAAACTGTACACTATTTTGACGGCAACAAGTTATTTTATACTACTATTGACAAAAACTAAACTGTACGCGAAACGTACAACGAGGCAACAAAATGAAAACACTTATCTTTATATTACTGGCATCCACGGCCCGCGCATCAACACTCGAGGTCCGTATTGTCGATACAAACCCCGAGCCCCGAGCCCCGGGCCAAGTGTGAGCAAGCCTACGACTTCCTTACTGGCATCATCGAGGGCTCTGGCTACGACACTTCTCAACTTTCAGACCTGGAGTTACAAGACATCGCATGCTCTTGGCCCGCGAACCTGTCAGAAGACGACGCTGAAGCCCTAGACAATGCATGCTTTTTTATCGAAGAAGGAAACTGTGATTAAAAACAACACACTCCAAATTAATTACTTGGAGTCAACCGGCCCTCGGGCCAGAAAGAGAGCCATGCCATGGCAAAAGTACAAGTACAGGTAGCTGGCGGTTCAATCGTTCAAAAGGAAGTCGAAACACTCGGCGAACTTAAAGAACTAATGAACGCTTCAAACTACACCGCAACAATCAACGGTGAACCAGAGTCAGATGACAACTATTCTTTGTCTGATTTTGAATTTATCACTTTGGCGCCCGCTGTAAAAGGCGCCTAAGTTTTTGGGCCTCGGGCCAAGTGCCGAGGCCTTTTTTATAACCTGGCAACAAAGGACAAAACATGGAAAATTTAGACTATATACACTCATTAATGGCGAGCAGTGGTCGGCAGTTGACTCAAAGTAAAATTGCTGAATTGATCAGCCTTACTGATAAAAAAGACATCAACAAAGCATTTTTCGAGTTACCTCTAGAAGAACTGGAAAAAGGGCTTGCGGAAAGAAAAGTTCCCCCAAGTGAACTATATTTGCTCAGCAGTGCAGTCAATGCGGCAATCAAAGCAAAAGCGCGTGAAAGAATAAGTGAACTAGAAAAAGATGCGGAGCATTTTCGGCAGGTTGCGCTTGTTAGGTTTAGCGACGGTGAACACCAATTGCAAAATGCGACGAAAATGATCAACGAGGCGCTTGCGCTCAAAGAAGGGCCGCCGATGGATTTGGATAGTATTATGGAGAAAATACTGCAAAATCCGTTTTACAATTTTCTGGAAGCGTCGGTTGCAAACATGCAATTGGTGTTCACAACAAATAATGTTGTACTTCGGTATAAAAATGAAGACCACGAAGTAGACCAAACGGTGAATTTTGGAAAATTTCGGGTAGTTTGGGAAATTAAAACTAATCGGATTTGGCTGGCACCACACGAAAATAATATAAAGATCAGTGGATACCTACACCCGCATGCCTCAAGTAGCTCCATTTGCTGGGGTAATGCCAAAGATGCCATGTCAAAAGCACTTTTGCGATACGACATGGCGACTGTTTTTACACTTTTGCAGACTATATTGCATCAGTATAATCCGGATAGTCCGTATATTAATTTGTACCATTTTTGGTTGCGGCAAAATGTTGATAAAATCCCGGACCATGAAATCACATGGCGAGATCATGGGCATGTTTGGATTTTTAAAGATAGAATTGACCACGAAATCAATTACGAAGAGTCAGAGGTTGTCGAAATAGATGGCAACGATACAGAAATTATACTTATTCCTTTTTATAAACGTACGCATGAAGGCGCTAATTTTGTGGTTGACCAACAAAAGCACTACAAAACACGCAATGGCAGGTACATTGCACTGAAAGATGAGGCTATATATGACGATGAAGTTAACTTCCAAAGTTCAAATCCCTAAAGAGGTTTTTGAAAAGATAATGTACTGGGTAGACAAATGCGCCGAAGAAATCTCGGGCTTTGGCACTGTTATTTTTGATAAAAAAGAAAAGATTTTTACTGTCAACGAAGTCTTTTTGCTAGAACAAGAAGTCGGGTCCGCGCATACCGATATTGATGCGACGGCATTGTCTAAACTCATGTACCACGTACATAAAAACAAGCTTAAAGGCGAATTAAAATTTTGGTGGCATAGCCATGTCAACATGAGTGTTTTCTGGTCTAGCACAGACACCGAAACTATAAAACAACTTGGCAGCAATGGGTGGATAGTCGCAACAGTGTTTAATAAAAAAGAGGAAATGCGTACCGCGATCTGTCTAAACGTGGACATACCAATGCTCGGGTCTTTCCCGCATATCATTGATGAGGTAGAAACTGAAATTTCCAATTTTTATGACGCTGATCTAACTAAAGCATGGGACAAAGAACTAGCTGAAAAAGTAAAAACAAAATCATATAGGTATTGGGATAGGCCCGCGCATCTAGGGCCAAGTCCCGTACAACAAAAATCCGAGCAAGCCCTTCTGGGATATACGCCAACAAACTGGGAAACTATAAGGTCCGAAGCAAGAGCCATTGGCATGGACCCTGTAAAATACGCCAATATTTTGGATTGCGGCACTCAAGCGGAAATTGATCAGTTACTCTATAAATTGGATATCGCAGAAACCGAGGGAAAGCTTCATTATTCTGAGAGGAGCACTTACTAATGATACACTTAACTAACGAACACTTAACAAGACAACTTGACCTAATCCCGGTTGAAAAACTGGGATTGCCCATAAAAATTGTAGGGGCCGGTGCAATCGGCTCTTTTGCAGCACTTCAATTGGCAAAAACGGGATTCACTAATCTCGAGGTTTGGGATTTTGATACTGTATCGGTTGAAAACATGTCCTGCCAGTTTTACCGTTTTAAAGATATCGGAAAACCAAAAGTTGTAGCACTCAAAGACTTGATCAAAGATTTCACGGGCGCAGAAATCCAAGTCCACAATGAAAAATTTAGGGCCGAACTTGAACACACCGGAATTACTATTGTAGCGGTTGACTCAATGAAAGTGCGAAAAGAAATTTGGCAGGATATCCAAAGCAAAAGTTTTATGACAAGATTTATCATTGACACACGTATGGGTGCGGAAGACTGTTTAATGTATACAATGAACCCATGGGATAGCAAAGACAAAGAGTCATACGAAAAGACCCTATACAGCGACGAAAATGCTGTGCAAGAGCGGTGTACAGCGAAGGCTACAATTTACACTGCTAATTTATTAAGCGGACTTCTAACAAAGGCTGTAAAAAATATTGCATGCGGAGAGTCCTATCCACGTGTTAGTCAGTGGTCTATAAAACACAACGACTTAAAAATCTGGAGCAAGTAATGCGTACATTGGGACATACAATAATGGCCGGAGTGATTTTGCTAGGATTTGTCTGTTTACTCGGACTTGCTATCTTTTTGTCGTTGCTAGTGCCTATCGGCCAATAGCGTTAATTTTTTAAGTTGAAAAATAAAAATGGATGCGCGAAGGTTTTTAAACACATTAACTAAAAGGAGCCTTTAATGAAAAAGTTATTTTGTCTTTTAAGCCTTTGCGCTTTGATGACCGCGTGTCCAGGCAAACCGCCAGTGGACCCCGGACCGACAACCACGACCACAGTGCCAACGCCTACCCCAGTGGTAGATGACGAGCCAGCAACGCATGAAAAACCCGCTGCAATGTCAGTAGATGGTTTAAAGCGCGGCAAATGCTACAACTTGCATGGGGACCAAAACCTGCAATGGAGCGAAAACGGGACTTCATTTGGCGATGCGCCCACGTGTGACTCAAGTTTTGGTGCAAATCAAGCATGCTCTGAATCTGGTAAAGTTTGCAAAACTTCAAAAGGGACCTATTTAACTTGTCAATCGAAAGACCCAGCACTTTTTAAATGCTATGGATGGGTTTATGAAAATGACCCAGCAACGCATGTCGATAAACCAATGGCGGGTGTAAATTTGGATATTTTCTGGTTCGCAGGTTGTATTGCTGGCTCTTGCAAACCAATGGCAGGTCCAGTCACAACTGATCAATGGGGTTATTTTGAAATCCAAAGCACAGCCCTTATGGATACACTTCGTATCAATTCACCATCGGGCTACTATGGCGTTTGCAATGGGCAAAAGCCAATGGCAGGGGGCGGGACCTATATTACCGCAGATCCTAGTCCGGGTGTAGGCCATCTAAATCAGCCTATCGGACCATTCCGACAAATGAAAATCCTTCCTACAAGCTGCAAATAGCTAATTTTGGGGGCCATTGCGGCCCCCGAACCACGGGGCAACAATGGTTTACCACACACTCATAACAATGCTCGTTCTAAGTTTTCTTTTTATCTACTGGCAAAAAGTGCCAAATTTTTTAAAAATATTTTGGGGTTATTTTTTACTTCGCGCTGTATTCATGGCGTACGGGCCTTTTATCATTCCAGACTACGCTAAGGGAATAGCACCATATTATTGGTGGGTAAGTGCGCAGGATGCATTTCAGATTTTATTAATACCTATTTTGGTTTTGCAGATTGACACTAAAAAATTGATTAAAGCTTTGCAGATTATTTGCGCGGTTAATTTGGTTTTTGCTATTCTCACGTACAAGACTCGCGGAGCATGGTATACAGGAAACACCATGGATTTGGCGATTTGCAGTTTCTTTTTCCTATCCTGGGGCCACAGGGCCGGGACAATTTTAAATTTATTCGCAGTTATTTTTCTTGGCGGTTCAACTGCAAAATTAATGATGGTTTCACAATTACTTGCGAAGTATAAAAAATATTGGTTTTCAACTTTGCCGCTTGTACTACTGGCATTTTTTATCACAAGGAAGTATGCGCCGACGTTCTTTACACCGTCGGATAGGTTCACAATTTGGCAGTATTCGATGTCTTTTTGGGAAGCAAATAGCAGTAAACTTTTCGGAGAGGGTATCGGAGCGTACAGCCAAATAGGGCCGGTCTTAGGTGAAGCCAACAAGGTTCACACGTATATGTGGATGCACAACGACTGGCTCCAAGTTATGTTTGACACAGGGTTTATCGGTATTGGGCTAAGTCTTGCTTTATTTTTTGCAAGCCTTTGGAAAACTAGACGCGAACCAATTTTACTTGGACAAGTACTATCTTTTGGTGTGATGATGATGTTTTACTCGCCATTAAGGCTTATCATTGGACAAGCCCTTTTGTGCGTTTTACTCAAACAAATCTGGAGCAAAACATGGCATATATCGGATTTAAAAATTTAGAGAAAAAGCTGTCTAAAAAAGGCATTAAAAATCCAGCGGCCCTTGCAGCGAGTATTGGCCGAAAAAAGTATGGTAAAGAAAAGTTTCAAAAAGCTGCGGCACAGGGAAAGAAATTAGGGCATAAGTAATGCTTAATGTTATACGCAAATTATTTGGGC